ATGAGGAATTATAGGTTGTTTCTCCCATGTTCCTGGTAAATGATAAACTGAGGGTGTTGATAAAAAAATCATTTCTGTTTTTTCCAATGTTCGATTAAAGTTTTTAACTCAGCAATTCTCTGCTCAGCTTGTTTAATTTTGTGGTCAAGATTCATCATCTTGAACCTCAACAACTTCCACATCACCATCCACCAATTCTTTTACTTTTTCAACTTCTTCTTTGGTTGCAACAGTAGAACTTATATCTACTAATTCACCATCTTCATTAGAGGTTTTCCAAGAAACTTTATACGTCATGTTCTTTTATTGGGTGTTCATTATTTATTCACTAAACAAGTGATGTTTGGATGTGCCAGCATTATCGTTTGATATATCTCCTATGCCAGTTTCTTCAGTTTCTTCTAATTTATATTCCCAATCTTCTATCACAGTATTGGCAAGCATCCTATCAGACAAAAGATCCATTTCTTCCCTTGCTATCTCTTCAGTCTCTGCATCAAACCAAAAATCAATTGCCTTACCAATCCTCAACAAATGTGGTTTAAGATTGGGAGCAACTAAATGCGTATTTTTCATCACTGCATTACCAGCAGCATCAGATACAGATCCTCTTAATCTAACATGAACTAATGCTTTGAATCTCATAATCTAAATTTTAATGGTGATACTAACTCAACCTGTATTGGTTTATTAAGAATGTCAGCAAGTCTATGATATGCGATAGCAGTCATTACTTGAGGTGCTATAAAAGCAACCATTGCTATAACCCAAAAAAAGTAATAGTAATTTTCTTTGTTTTGTGTTCTCATTCAGATTCAAACTCCTCTTTAAATTCCCAATTGTTCAAATATTTTACATATTTAGTTCCTGGTTTATAACTAAATCTAAGTTTAACTGAATCTCCAGTTACTTTTCGAGGAATAATAAACCACTCATCATTTATAACATCATGAATTGCAAAGAAATCTATACTATCTTCTGGATATGGATATTTTCCTTGTCCCTTAGGTGATCTTTGATTAGTTCCTTTAGAAATGGTTACTTCGGTAGCATTCCTTGTTGACTTAACTTGAACCCTAAAAGGTTTATTATATACTTCAACTATAAGATCATAATCAGTAGTTCCTATGGGTTTACTGACCATATATCCATGTTCTCTAAAACATTTATAAGTAAATTCCAGTTCTGATTCTTCACCATTTCTAACATTTTTCTGCCATGCCGATTCTAGTATTTTCTTAGGATCAATAACTTTACTCATTTGAATTCACACTCCACCATAATTTCTGTAAGACATGCTAACATGTTTATTTCTTGATCTGCGACGAATGCCATTTGATATTGATACTTAGCAATAACAAGAACAGCAGCAGGTATAGTATTCGGAACCAAGGATTCGTAAAGACTATCATAAATCCTACGGAATAACACAGAAGTATCATTATCCATGTTACTGTTGACCCAC